GCATTTCGTTCATTATAGAAGCACTGGTATTGAATACAATTGTATTCAATTGTCCACTAACACTTACCATAGTAGAACTTAAATAATTTATTTTTGTAGTTAATTCGCTACTAACACTTACCATAGTAGAACTTAAATAATTCACACTATTTGTAGTATATGTGGATAGATTATATAATGCTGTATCAAGTGCTGTGAAACTAGTATTAAATGTTAAAAGAGAATTGCCTATACAAGTAGTCGTCGAAGTCAAATTTGGAATATAATAAGGCATATGTTAGTATTTATGGAATAACGTGTGGAAAATTGTCTATTTAAAAGTTTACCATGGTAGAGAATATCATACTTCCATCATAATAATATGATATTATGTTTGTGGCATTGGCAGCAGTGTTTAATGATGAGTATGTGTTTGAGAATGTCCACAAAGAGCCGTATGCAGTTATGTTCATTCCTGCTGATGATCCTATTGTTAGATTTCCACAATGACCAGCCGATAAAGAAGTTGGATTTGCAATTACTGCATTAGCTGTTAAAGGAAGTTTTGCATTCGTACCAACAGTACTAAAATCCCAATTAACAGTGCCTCCTCCGGTAGGAACTCTTAGATTTCCTTGCACTATATAATTTTCGACGATGTTTGAAGATATACTATCAGTTTGTGAACTTAATACCAATGTATAATTACTTAAAGAGAGCATTTCGTTCATTATAGAAGAACTGGTATTGAATACAATTGTATTCAATTGTCCACTAACACTTACCATAGTAGAACTTAAATAATTTATTTTTGTAGTTAATTCGCTACTAACACTTACCATAGTAGAACTTAGATAGTTCATCGGTAATGGTGTGTATACTGATAAATTATGGATATTTGTATCCAATGCCGTAAAGCTGATGTTAAACGTTGAAAGAGAATTACCTAAACATGTCGTTTTGGACACAGTATTAGGAATATAGTAAGGCATATAGTGGTATTTATATACAAAATAAAAAAAGGCCGAGAAACAAATCTCGGCCTTTTGATTATTCTAAAATTTTATTAGAAGTAGTTTTTATCTTTCTTACCTGTTGAGGTTTTGATACCTGTTTTCGCTTTTGAGAAATCGGCATCACCGTTACCCTTGACGTGGTTAGTTTTAGGAAGCGCACGAGCCTTTCCATCATAATTACCTTGGGCACCGTGTTCGGAGCCTTCCGAACCTTCGACATCTTCTGGATCATATCCAGTGTCTTGCTGGTCGAATTTAACATCACCATTATCTTTTACATGAGTAGTTTTTGGCTGTTTACGAGCTTTTCCGTCGAAATTACCCTTTGGATTACCTTCACCAGATGTGAAGGATTCTTGTGGGATGTCGTCACCTTCGTCGATATCTCCTTCAAAGTCGAAGTCATCACCCTCTTCATCACCAAATTCATCTTCATCACCACCTTCGAAATATTCTGCAAGCTGATCATAAATTGATCTTAGGATGCTTTCTGCATCGCCACCACCAGTGAAATCATCTTCATATCCTTCACCAGCATCGAAAACATTTCCATCGTCTTCACCACCGAAATCGCCGCCCATTTCTTCCATCTCGCGAAGAACTTTGCCGAATACGTTGTCAAAGCTATATGAACTATTAACTTGTTCAATGGCACCTATCATAGAGTCATCGCTGGAACGTTTCTTTCCTTTGAATTTCTTTTTCTTAGATTTACGTGCTTCTTCGATTACTTCGTGAGAATTTGCTTGTTCCTTGATTACAGCACCAGGGGTACGGTACATGCCTTCATAAATTGCGGTTAAATTGTTTTCTTGTTCCATATCTTTTATTTATTTAACTTTTAACATTTTTGTTATTTTATAAGTATTTTATATATGGCAAAGAAGAATACAGATAAGTTCATGAATAATAATGAGTCGTTGCCGATTAAAATTACTCACGACTATACCGCTGAACAATTGATGGAGATGAAAAAATGTGAGGAAGATATTATCTATTTCGCGGAAAACTACTTTCACATCATTATGATGGATATGAAGCCTGCAAGACAGAAGATAAAATTATATCCCGCACAAAAAAGAGCAATCAAGGCAGTATTAGACAACAAAAGAACTATAATATGTGCAAGCCGTCAAATTGGCAAGTCCACCCTTATGACTATAGTATGTTTATGGACTGCACTGTTCAATGAAGACTATACAATAGCAATTTTAGCAAATAAAGAAGATCAGGCCAAAGAATTATTAGATCGTATCAAAATGGGTTATGAAGAATTACCTAACTGGTTAAAATCATGTGTCCCGGTATTCACCAATGAAAATGTTAAATTTTCCAATAATTCAAAAATATTTATTTCAACCACTTCCGAGTCCGGTATTCGTGGAAAATCTGTTAATTTATTATTCGTAGATGAGTTTGCACACATTCAGACACAAATAGTCGAAGGATTCTTCAAATCGGTCATGCCTACGGTATCATCTTCTACAGAAGCAAAGATAGTTCTCGTTTCAACACCTAAAGGAGCCGTTGGAAAATTTTATGAAATATGGAAAGATGCAGAATCTAAGAAAAATAACTGGTGTCCTATAAAAATCCATTACTCAGATGTACCGGGCCGTGGTGAGGCATGGGTTAAGGACAATCTAGCAGCCATCAACTATGATATGGATACTTGGAAGCAAGAATATGAGATTGAATTCTTAGAAAATGGAACAGCAGCAATCAACCAACAGGTTATTGATAAACTAAAAGAGATGTGTACCCCGGCAGAATATTCATTTGATGATGGTGCCTATTATATATGGAGAAATCCCGAACCAGGGAGAATCTACTCGATAGGTGTGGATATTTCAGAAGGTGTGGGACAAGATTACACAGTTGCACAAGTTATGGATATTACCAATCCAACAGATATTCTTCATTGTGCAACCTATGCATCTAATAAGATACAACCTTGGGTATTTGCCGAAAAGCTTAATCAAATAGCACGATCATGGGGAAGACCCTTCCTATGTATTGAGCGCAATAAAGAAGGCGGGACCGTTATTGATGCATTGTTACAAGTTCATAATTACGATAACATCGTAAACTATAATATGCAAAACGATAAACGCGGTGTTTATCAAAGCCCTGGTATTTTCTGTCACCAGAATTCAAAATATGGTGGTATTCAGAACTTAAAATATTATGTAGAAACCAAACAGACCGTTTCTATATATGATCTACCCACCGTTCAGGAATTTGAATCATTTACTCGTAAAGAGAATAAAACATGGGCAGCAAAGAAAGGTTATCATGACGATAGGGTTATGGCAACAGTGTGGGCACTGGTTATTCTCAAAAAGGATATTGCCGAACGCTATCTTGATGTTGAAGAATATGATGAAGCAGGTTCTCCAGTCAAAATAAGTGACCCGAATCAATACCTATCTGACAGTTATTTCAAAAACGGATTACGTGATAGTAAACCTATCCGTGATATTGGTGGAGGTAATGTATATACTGCCATATTTGATTTTGGAAATGATCGTACTGTGAAGGTTAATAGTAACTATCCGGTTCATGTTGCAGACGGCGGATGGAATTTCCTATAAATATATTAAATGGCAAACAATCCACCAACTATTCCCGATCTATCTTGCCCTATACCTGTAACGGTTGTACCTGGGTATCATTCCGACGAACAGAGTAATTTAAACGTAACACGGAAAGATAAATTCCGTCTAATTATGGATGTTCCACCGATTCTCAAACCTCTATTAAGAAGAGAATCGAGATTTTGTCACGGTGGTAATTTAGATAGACTACAACTGAGTATTTGGGGATTTGTAGTTCCAGAGTTACAGATTAATAAAATTGATGTGCCTTATTCGGGTCAAGTTATGAAATTTTCAGGACTGTCAAGACCCGCATTACCACCACTGAATGTAAATTTCACAGTAGATAACAGATTTGATAATTATTATATCCTTTATAAATGGCTGGATATTCAAAATGATGACGAAAGTTCACAGTTTGACGGAAAACAATTGAACCGAGATTCATCAGGTAAATTATGCGATTATTCTACTACCTGCACTGTATATGCACTGGATGAATATGAGAATCCTGTTGCCAAATGGGATTATTTCAATGCATTTCCGACTCTTCTTGGCGGTGTGAACGCCAGTTATCGTGACACTGGAGAGTTAGAGTCAAACTTTACTTTTGAGTTTAGTTATATAAAAATGGGTTTGTTATAATTAATTAGTTTTTACTTGAAAAATATAAGTATTACTTATATGGCAACAAAACTTAATTCTATATTGGAATCACCAGGGATAGCAGTCCAAGAAAGAGACATTTCACAATCCACTACTAATGCAGTAGGTACAAATGTATTTATACCAGGATTTACCCCACAAGGTCCAACAGATGAACCTACAAACGTATCGTCTCTCTCAGAGTTCGAAGAAATATTCGGAATTCCGTCCACACCAGCGGAGAAATATTCCCATAATGCAGTAAAACAAATATTAACAACTTCCAATGCAAACATAACATTTACAAGAATGCCATATGGTTCTGGTGGTGGATTGGGTTATTCCGATATGGTTAATACTCTTATTTTCCCCGTTATTGGACTTAGTGCAGTTGAGAAAAATGTTTGTGACTACTATAGAAGTGTCGATGAGGAGACTTGCCGAGTTGATTTCCCATGGTTATATAATTCATATTTCGTATCTAGTTCTATTTGTTATGGTTCTTCTAATATGGAGTGTCCGCTGAATTCAAGTGACGAAGACCCTGGATATCTATATATTCACGATCATCCATTTGAATACAATTCTATATTAACAGGATTTAAATTTGTTGTCGATGCCGACAGCACACAGGAGCAACTTCGTGTGTTCCAACTTCGTCCTACCGTTAGCGGCACTACCACAACATATAATGTTGTGACATCCCTTAACTTGTCTTCGATTTATGCAAGTGTTGACGAAGATTCTACCAATCTATCAAATGATTCGAAGCGTCTCTTGGTTAATGTCTCAAGCTCACCATATGCACAATCATTTAGTATCACAAGCGGTCTTCTTTCGGGAAGTTCTGTAAGCGGTATTCAAGTATCTGCTGGTGATGTATTTGGTACATATTCTATTGCAAGCAATCCTGTTCTGAAATATTTCAATGCAAACACAGACGTTGCAGCAAGTTACAAAACAACCCTTACAACCCTTTCAACAATTAGTGCAGGATTTACATTCAAGTTATCATTAAGCGCAAGATAGAATCCAGTGAAGTCTTCAAGCTGTGCAGTCTTTAATTTATTAACAACTACGATACCTGCACGAATGTCATTATTAGTAACAT